GGGTTAAATAATGACATCAAAGGTATACCTTGTATGGGTTGAAGACCATGGAGAGCGGACGTTCCAAACGTTCCGCGAGGCTATGGAATACGCCGATTGGTGCATTCAAAAAGAGCCATCATTATCCGTCAACATTTGTGACATGCCCAGTTGCTACCATGAATGGCTTTGGGTAGGAGCAGCGGAGAAAGAAAGACACGGCCACGACTTTGAGCAATGGCGACAGGCAAGAGGATAGTTATGTATTCAAACAAAATTAATCCAGATTATGAAACATTCTACTGTGATTTTTGTGGTGTTCGTACTGATTGCGGCACCATTGGGGATGGCGTTGAGCCTAGTCATTGCTTTGATTGTGAGCCAGTACCAGAATGTATTGAGTGTGGATGTGACTCACACATGACAATTGAATTTGATGGCAAAGGTAGCGAATCCTACTGTGCAGAATGCATCAGAATGAATGATGGCATACTCACATTTATTGCAGAGAACAATATCAAGGCAACGATTCGTAAGTCTGAAGGCATACGATACAGAAACATTGAAACAGGGGAATCAGATGAACGCAGTACTTTACATAAGAGCTAGTACAAACAAACAAGAATTAACACCGAAGGTTCAAGCAGAAAAGCTACAGGCATACTGTAACTTACATGACCATGATGTGATTGATGTCATCCAAGACGTGAAGTCCAGTAAGAATACCAACAGGCCCGGATTGCAGCGAGCGTTGCAGATTATGAAAGGCGGTGGAGCTGGACACATACTTGTGGTGCATAAGATTGATAGACTGACGCGGTGCCTAAGTGACCTATGTGATTTGATTGACAGATGTAAGCGGGAGAAGTGGGTGTTCGCATCCACAACTGAACAGATTGATCTGTCTACACCGGTTGGCATTTGTGTCGCTCAGATACTTGGGGCCATCGCTCAATGGGAGCGTGCGAGAATTGGAGAACGAACCAAAGATATAATGCAGCACCTGAAAAGGTCTGGCCGTAGGTATTGTGGCAAGGCGCCTTATGGATATCAATGGGATAAGAAATTATTAACGCCAAACCAAGATGAGCTAGCAACAGTTGAACAGATAACCGCCCTATCAGAACAAGGTATGGGACCAACGGCAATTTCAAACAAACTAAGAGAGCTGGCAATTACAAACAGGGAAGGAAAAACATGGAGCAAACAATCAATAAGCAAACTACTGAAGACATGGGAGCCATTGCTGTGAGTGAACTAGAGAAATTCATGAACTACCATTCACTATCTAGTGAACAATGCGGAAGGGTTCTCGGTGGGTATAACAACGTTACCGTGTGGCGATGGTGTAATGGCAAGACAGACATACCACATGCAGTAATCATGTTACTTATGCTGTGCAAGAAAGGGGTGGTATCAATTGATGACTTAAATAAAACAGCCCCGCCACTAACAGGGGAGCAGTGACAGGGCCATTAGCAACTATGTGTGGGTAGATTAACTACCCACACATTATATGTCAATCTTCAATCAGCCTACCAATCACATCCTCTTCATGCATTAACACCAGGTTTTCATCGCCAACAAATGACGCATCGCCAAGGTGCCTGACATACAACACACGGTCACCGACCTGTGCCCATTTACATTCAGGGCCTGTGCTCTCTATGGTTCCAACTGTTTGCTTGTTTGGATCACGCGCTACTGCAGGCTTGTATATGATAACCTCTCTTGAGCCTTGCTGTACTGTCGATGCAACCTCATCGGTTCCATAGTCCATATCCTTTCTGACAACTACACGTCTGCCGAATGGTTCAATTTTCACGGGGCACCTGTACCTTTCCTACTGCTGTTTGAATTGTTGGCGGTAGGTTATGACGATTTGGAGTAACGATACTTTCAAACATGTGAAGCCCATCATGTAATGAGAACAGCATGAATGTATCTATTGGCATTTGAATAACACGGCAAACATCTGTTAGTAGCTGGCCGGTATCCGCATTGATCTTATAGCTTACTGTACCTTCCATAGTGTTTCCTTTGGGAGGGTCGCAAGCCAGGTCTAGCAACACCAGCCACTGGCCTTCAGTGAATGAATGCCTTACACCCATTGAATACATATGGGCAATAAGCTGGACAAACATTGAAGGACTGGCATGTTTTGCAGCACCTAAAGCGTTTAGCTTGTGTCTTATTTCTGGTGACACCCTGATCTCAAAATCAGGGGGAGAACGATGTCGTGTCTGTTTACGTTTACTCATTGAGCAAACCTAGTGCTATGCTGTTGCCATGTCAACGGAACTAATAAGTGTACAAGAAATACTGATACAACGTGCAGCAGATATGCAAGATGCATCGTCTGTTTATGCATTAGCAGCCAGACTAACCGCAGCCAGGATGGCAGAGGTAAGGAAACTGAGAGACTCTGGTGGCCTGGATGATGATGAATACGCAAAGCAACTAAAGCTCATTGAGTCTGAAGATAAACTTATGTCTTCAGTTGCAAAGAACTTTCACAAGTCAGCTGAGATACGAGCAGCAGCAAACACACCCGTAGAGGTGGTAGACTATGAAGCTAAACTAAAAGCTATCTAATGGATGCGCTAAAAAAATATAGAGATAAGTGCTTTGCTGACCTGCCTTTCTGTCTTAAGTCTGAGTACAAGATACGCTCTCTGAATGAAGAGACTATGCGGTTTGATCTTATTCCGTTTGATATTGCTGGACGGAAAGCGCAAGAGGCACTGGTAAAAGAGTATGACAAACAGATGAGAGAACGCGGGTGCGTTCGCATCATCATAGACAAGTCAAGAAAAGAGGGTTGCTCTACCCTGATACAGGCGTTGGCAATTCACCACTGCCAGACCACACCACAAGCCCATGCCCTGACGGTTGCACATGAAGATAAGGCAACGAAAGAACTGTTCCGTATTCAAACAAGAATAGTTCAGGCATGTGACACGGCAGTGTTCCCCGCCCTCATCAACAAACCAAAGGCCAATCGGATTGAATGGGAGAATGGTTCACGCTCTGAGTGCCAGACCCAGGGTGGTAGTGCTGACTCAGAACGCGGTTCAACCCCTACGTTCCTACACATATCAGAGCTGCCATCGTGGGATAGCAATAGAAGGAACACATCAGCCGCTGACGTAGCACAGGCAATGCTCAATGCCATCCCTGATATGCCGGGCACCGTTGTTATCATTGAGTCCACGGCAAAGGGTGTTGGCAATCTCTTTCACTCCATGTACATGCGGGCAATCAAGAATGAACGGGGCAACATGTATGTCCCAATGTTTTTCTCGTGGAGAGATAACCCAATATACAGCAGACCGGCGCAAACAAAGGACCAGAAAGAGCAAGAGGACTGGCTATCTCAGCACATGATAGAGGCACATCAAGACGGTGACCTTGAAGCGTTCAACAGCGCGGCCAATGACCTTGGGTATTCACAGCTGCAAAGGACAAGGGCAATTGAATTTGGACTATCGCCCGCCCAGGTAAGATTCTGGCAAGAGACTCTTATTAACAAATGCAATGCCGATCAAGATCGCTTCGATGAAGAGTGGCCTCTCAGCTGGCAGATATCTTTTGTGGCTTCAGGCAGGGGTGTCTTTGCTGCGGGCAAGCTACAGAAAAGACTCACTGAGTTAGACAAGGTTGAGCCTGTTGCTCTTGGGACTTTGGTTCCTGCTGACACAAAAGAACGGGGTGTAGATATACAGCAGGACGGCGGGGCCTGGGAGATATACAAGAAGCCAGTTGATGGACACTCTTATATTGTTAGCTCCGATGCTGCCGGTGGGGGCACATCAAAAGAAGATGACTTCGCTGCCATCCAAGTGTTTGATAGGGCAACTAAAGAGCAGGTCGCTGAGTTCTATGGCAAAGTGCCGCCGGATGTATTGGCACACCAGCAGGGCATGGCAGCAAAGTACTATGGCAACACTATCATGGCGCCTGAAGCAAACAACCATGGGCTTTTGGTTATCCACTGCCTAGTAAAATACTATGCAGACCAGAAGCTATACCGAAGATTCTCAGAAGTTGGTAAGGTTGAAGGCGCTCTTACAAATAAACTTGGGTACTCGACTGACGTAAGAACAAGGCACTATATGTTTGGTTTGTTTGAAAGCTCAGTGAGGAGAGGTGAGATTACGCTCAACTCTCGTAGGTTATTAGGGGAGATGTTGACATTGGTAAGAGCCAAGGCAACGGGGAGGCCGCAAGCTGCACCAGGCTACCATGATGATGCCTGCATGGCGCTTTGCATTGCTTTAGATATTGATAAACAACTTGCAGAGCAGGGCGCCCCGGCAGTAGAAGAGAAGAGTCCCGTGCCCTCACTGATAGAGGGCAATGGGTTTGCTGTTCCGTTTGACGGAACGGCTTCAGTCAGTTACGAGGTAGATACAGGAGAAGGTCAATGGTTTTAAAAGACGTGGCTATCCTTACAGCTAAAGCCCTGCTCTGTGGTGCGGCAATGAGGGCAATGAAATGGGCAGGGGTGGAGTCTGATGAGTCAGATGAAAGCGCCCCGGTTCAGGCAAAGCAGGAGGTAGAGCAGGTGGAGATACCTGCCGTGTCGCCATTGGATATTACCGTTCCATCTGGCGAAGACAGAACGGACTTCACTGAGTGGTGGCAAGAGCAAGAGCTTCTAAGGAACGTCAACCCCAACTCGCCACACATTGACCCTGACTTTGATAAAATCCTAGCAGACACAATAGTTGATGGTTTAGGTTACGATGCATGAGAATACTTGACACCACTGGGACAGGCACCAAAGAAGAACAACTTGCTGCTGAAATAGATCGGCTGTTTAGACACAGCAAAGATATGAAAAGCGAGTTGAACGATGAGTGGTGGACCAACCATGCATTCTACGATGGACGGCAGTATGTCACCTATAAACATGGCCGACCGCTTGAGCCTAAAGCCCCAAGCTATAGGGTAAGACTTACCAATAATCTTATCCGGCCAATTGTAAATACAACTGCATCAAAGCTAACACAACAAAGACCTGGGTGGATAGTAAGGCCTGGCGGTGCAGAGGATGATAGAAGGCAGAAGGCTAAGGCATCTGGCCATCTTCTTGATTACCTCTACCGAAAGATGAAGATGCCATCCGTTACATACGAAGTTGTTTGGTGGGCTTCGGTTGCTGGCTCTGGTTTTTTCAACACCTATTGGAACCCACATGCAGGTGACCTTGTTCAGGATGGATTAGACCTGAAGCCATCTGGGTTTCCAGTTGTAGAGGCATGGTCCCCATTCGATGTATACCCTGATCCAGAGGCAACACATCTAAGCAACAGCAAGTGGGTTATCTTAGCTCATGTGTTAACCGAGGCCGCTTTGGAAATGCGGTGGCCTGGGGCTGTGGAGTCAATTGACTTTCAAAGAAAGCTAAAGTCAGGGAGCCGCGACTCGGACAGCATGTGGAAAAGAGATGTTCGCGGTTACACTACGGGCCTTGATGAAAAGAAAGTTTATCGAGTGCTTGAGTACCAAGAGAAACCAAGCTCTGATCACCCAGGCGGTCGTCGAATTCTAAGCAGCGGAGCTACCTTATTAGAAGAAACCCCCTTGCCCGGAGGCCGGTTCTCGCTTACACAGGTGAGGATCGGTGAGATGGCCGGTCGGTTCTGGGGGACCGGGGTCGTGTCTGGTATTATTCCCCTGCAAAAAGAACTCAACCGGACCATCTCACAGGTCTTAGAGTTGCGTAACCTAAGCTCCTCTCCGCCATGGACAGCTGCTGCAGGCAGTGTTGGCAGGAACGGAATCAAGAACCGGCCAGACCACATCATCTTTTACAACCCAAACCTCGGGCCAGCGCCACAGCGGGTGCCCCCTGTGCCAATACCTGCCTCGCTATATGAGCTAGTGAACACACTGAAGACAAATATGTACGACGTGTCTGGTGTTCATGAAGTGTCACAGGGAAGGAATCCATCGGGCGTTGTTTCTGGTCGAGCTATTGGTATGCTTGCCGATCAAGATGCAGTCAAACTGTCTGGCGCGGCACGCTCTCTTGAGGATGCGTTCTCTGATCTTGGAACCAACCTGCTTGAGATGTGGCGAGAAAACATGAATGTTGAGCAGACCATTAGCGTCCTTGGTGAAATGAAAAGACCAGAGGTTATGCTGTTTCAACGTGAGTTTATTGATAGCACGGACGTGGAGGTTGCAGCGGGTTCAATGCTGCCTAAGTTCGAGTCGTATGAAAAAGAATTGAGCCTTCAGCTGCTGCAGATTGGAGGGTTTGGTCCCGCCGAAGACCCAGAAACGCTCGTTCGTTTCCGTAAGGCGTTTGGCACTCAGGGTCTTGATCAGTTCTACGATGACGACACGAGCGATAGAAACTATCAGCGTCAAGAAAACGTAGATATGGAAGACGAATCAAACCACATGAAAATAAAGGTGCGGTGGTGGGAGAACCATCAGGTTCACATATCAGAGCTGCTGACCAGAATGAAAGAGCCTTCGTTTCGAGATCTCTCGCCGGAAGTGCAGGAGTTCTACGATAAACACTTGGCAGAGCACTACAGGCAACTGCAAATGCAAATGCAAGGACTGCCATCTTGGGTTCAGGCATACGGCCAAGACCCGCAAGCTGCTGTGCAACAGCAGATGCCAGCTCCTCCAGAGGGTGACCTTGGTGGTGCAGCACCAGAAGAATTAGTGCAACCGTTGCCGCCAGAAATGCCAACAGGTGAAAAGTTTCCAGAGGATGATCAGCCGCCGGGAATGGTTGGCGGCGGTTCGCCAGAATTAAACCAAGCAGTTGGACCAAGAGGTCCTGGCTTTAACCCAGAAGAAGAAAGAGGAATGTTCTAAATGAGTGACACGGCCCCAGAAGCAACAACAGAGTCTGCCCCTTCATCCGATCCATTCGCTAGCTTGGATGCAGATGTAGCAGAAATAAAAAGAAACGCAGAGTCAGGACAGCAGCAGCCCAGGAATGAGCAAGGGCAGTTTGCTTCAGAAGAGCAGGCGCCTGCAGAAAGCCAACCAGATACTACTAACTGGCAGTCAGAGCATAACGCCCTAAAGCAGAAGATGGACCAGCGAGAAAAAGAGCTGCAGACTTTCTTTCAGACACACTTCAAAACCAATGAAGACTTTGAAGCTTTTCAAGCATGGTCTGAACAAAGAAGAAACCCAAGCCCTGAGCCTGAGCCTGAGCCTGAAAGCGGTTTTGGTTTAGATGATGACGATATTTTTTCTGACGTTGACAAGATAAAAGCATGGCAGAAAGAAGTTCAAAGAGAAATGGAATCGGTTAAGCAAGAGCGAGAGGCAAGAAGCCAGCAGGCACTGGTCAGGGAAACAGAAGCTGAAGCTACCGAGCTAGCAAAGAAGTACCCCGCAGTCGCCAACCCAGAAGGGAAAGACATGATGCTTCGACTACTTCTTACAACGATGAATCAAGGCGGAACAATGGAAGACGCAGCCAAGATGGTGCAAAAGCTGGCGGGAAGCCCAGGCCAAGTAACCCAGCAGGCGGGCAAGCAGTCTCCAACCGTTATCCCCAGGGGTTTGCCGGGGGCTTCGGCCAAGAAACTGCAGGAGCCAGATGAGCGAGAGCGACGATGGTATACCGGTGATATCGATGCGTTCGATGCTATAAAAAGAGACACTCAAAAAGAATTCAACATGAGGAGCTAACATGAAAGGAAGCGATGACAAGAAGAAACAGAAGAAGGCAATCATGATCCTTCTTGCTGACAATGCAAAGAAAAAGAAAGGAAAAGAGAAGGGTGAAAAAGAAGATGAAGATGATGATGAAGAAGAAAAAGATGAGTATGAAGAAGGCTCTTGCCCTTAGCTCTTAATTATCTTTGCAGGCCTAACATCTGTTGATGTTATATAGTTACCAAGCCGAGAGCATGGCTTTCGCACGATCACGATTTTGATTTTTATGGAGATTTAGAATGCAAGATACTAGCAATTACGCCAATGCGATGAAGATTCGTTACGCAAAGGCGGTGTCAGAAACTATCAACCGAAAGGTTGTATTATATGATGAGCTGACTAAGACCAGCGAACATTGGACAGGTAAGCACCACGAGCAACCAGTCTATCTTCGGAGCGCAAACGCAACGGGTGCGCGAAATGAAGGTGGCACTTTGCCCGATGCATCAAGCGACGTTTACGAGTCAAGCATCATTAACAACAAGTTCAACTATGTTGTTATGACGGTGAGCAACATTGCCGAGGCAGCAACAGCAGACCAAGCAGGCGCTTGGGCATCTGTAAAAACAGAGCAACTCAAGAACCGAACCAAGGATCTGACAGACAGTTTGAACCGTCAGTTCCACGGCGATGGCTCTGGTGTTTTCTGTGAGGTTGCCAGTTTTGCCGGGGCAACAGTAACCATCAAGGGCTTTGATGACGGTACAGTGATCACAGACTCTGATACTCCACGGACAACTCGCCACTTGAAGGTGGGAATGAAGGTTGCCTGGGGTACCGCTGCTCATCTTACCGCTGGCGCAGGCGCCACAACGGGTGTGGGTACAATTGCTTCAGTAAGCAAGTCCTCTCCTTTTACCGAGTTTGATCTGAGTGGTATTGTTGGTAACAACCCATCTGCTGGTGCAGTTTTTGTTCTTGGTAAGGCTGTGACTGTTGCAAACCAGTCCTTTGATAAAGAGTGCATGGGTATTGCTGGTATTGTTAATAGCTCTGGCGCGCTTCAGAGTATTGACCCAGCGACTCACCCAGAGTGGGCGGCTACTGTCTTTGATAACCCAGCTGGCGCTGGCTCTGAGCGACCTCTCACTGAAGACTTGCTGAACCAAGCTATCGATGCTGTGGACGACTTGTCTACTGGCGAGTGTGACCTCATGGTTATGCACACTGCTACTCAGCGTGCGTACTTGAACATGCTAAAGTCGAAGGGCCAAGAGCGGTTCGCCCCAACAGAGATGAAGGGTGGATGGAAAGCGTTGACCTATCACCACGATGGTCGATTGATTCCTATTCTTTCAGACAAAGACTGTCGCCACCGTCAAATCTTCTGCTTGAGCAAAGCTGCTCTGAAGATTTACGAAACATCTCCATTCTCTTGGGATGAGTCAGGTGGTTCTGTTTGGAAATGGCAGTCAGGTCTTGACTCTGTTACCGCTTTCGGTCGCACGTACTCAAACATGGGAACCTCAAACCGCGCTGGCCTTGCTCGTATTAACGACATTGCAGTTACCGGTCTGGTTGCTTAGGAGTAAGACATGCTAGGTATGGATTTTTCCAGACTTCGTGCGCTAGTCGAGTCAACCTACGGGTTGGGCCTCGGCAGCGGGCGGGTCTTTTTTGTCGGCTCATCGACAGACAGATGGTTTGTTGAAGAGCAAGTTAATAACAAGGTCGATGGTACCGTTCGCACTACAGTGGACAGTGCCCTCAATGCCTGTGAGGCTGGTCGCGGTGACGTTGTTGTGGTTCTTCCAGGCAGTCACACGCTTACTGGCTCGCCATCAATGCCGAACAGCACTCGACTTCTGGGTGTCCCGGGCATGCGTGAGGCAACCACAATTACCTCTAAATCGGGATCGAATGGGATGTCGTTGAGTGGTAATGACTGTCTTGTTCAAGGTCTTACTTTCAAGGTAAACAACGGCAAGCATGGCATTACCGTTACTGGCCTTC